CAGTAAATGTTAAATATGATGTACATTATACTGGTGGTTCATGTTCATCAACTTCAAAAACATTTAGCAATTAGCGGCCCGTCCAAACCTTAACTACCGCTCTTGGTATAGTGCCTTTTTTAAAGTCTACTATATATTCGTCATAAGAATATCCCCATTTTTGATATTTCATTATGTCACCAAATAACGATTTATATTTAAATAAATTTGGGGATTCAGTAAAAAAAATAGTTCCAAATATTCTCTCTAAACAACATCTATCTGATCTACATGTTACTGCTGATATTAAATTTGTTATTCCATATTTATTTTCTATTTGTTCAATAAAACGTAAATTTATATAACTCTGAACACCAAAACATCCATACCATTTATCTCTATTAATTTCCAAAACATTGTATTCTTTTGAAACCTTAATGTATATTAAAATATTATTTTTTAAATTTTTCACAATTCTTTTTGTATTTTCAACATTTTCTTTATCTGAATGAAAAAACCATAAAGGTATTACATTTATATCATTAAAGCTCTCAAAATTTATCCTTTTATGGAAAAATACACTATCATGAATAATTATAGCATTTTCGAAAAATTTATACTTTAAAAAATAATAATATGGTAAAAGTTCACCTCTACCAGGAAACTCTGATTTAATAATCTCTACATTTCTATAATTAAATTCTGAACTAACAAACTCATAATTACTATTGTCATCAATAATTACAATTTTTGCAAATGGATAAAAAGTTCTAATTAATTTTACACAATGATTCCAATAATTATTTGTTTTAACTGAATTAACATGTCTAGTTATAATAAATCCAAATCTATTATCCATAATATATATAAATATTATTTAATATGGATTTTATAAAAAAAAATAATTCTAAATATGTGATGGAATCTTGTCAATATCTATTACATCTTCTGGCACATCACCTTTAAACTTTGTATAACTATCAAATTCTTGACGTTCTAATTGAGCTTGAGGTGTATGATTATGTACGCATCTAGCTATCATTTTATATAATTTAAAATCTGGATATCTCTCTACTCCATTATTTTTATAAAGCATATTTATACCCTTATCATCTAAACACCATTCAAAAATTAAACGTTTAAAAGGTTCTTTTATTTTACTTAGGTCTTTCATTTCCTCAAAATCATCAATAACATAGTCAAAGATTGAACATGCTAGTCTACATAGATCAAAACTATAATTTGGTTCTAATCTAGGTTTCTTATCATTAAAATAAGGTTCTGTATTATACTGAGTTGCAGCATCTCCACCAATTTGAAAACTATCACTACAAAATATTTTACCATCAAATTTAAAAATACTTCTACCAAAGTCTATTATTTTGAATATTCTTCCAAATGTTGGAACTTTATAATATTTTTTCTTATAACAATAGTATAAAAATTTCTTGTCAGTTTGATTATACATTACATTATTTGTATGTAAATCATTATGGGTGAAATTAAAGACTTTCTGGTATGTTATAAGAATCATTATTATTTGTATAAATGCTGAATACCACTCTTCATTTGTTAACTTATTTGTTAGAATTAAATCATCAAATGTATTTTCACAAAATTCCATTCCAATAACTTGAACTGGAAATTTTGGAATAAATACATTTATTCTCTCTTCCTCTTCATTCCATTCATCATCTTCTTCATCATGTTCTTCATTATCATCAGTTACCTCTTCATTATGGTCTTTTGATCCAATACTATTTTTCTCAGAACCGGAATCTAATACTTCACCATCTGGATCACAATTTTCACATTCATCGTCTAAATCACTATCATTTGTATATGAAGAACGAGAAGAACATGTTGAATTCGATTTTAATGTTAGTGGATGGTCTGCTATCAAAGATACATTTGTTAAATCAACTAAATCTTTTAAACTATTTTGTAAACCTGTTAAATCTAAATTATTACTCTCATCAAAAATATCATCAAATATTTCATTATCAACAGATTTTAATGATTTTAAACTAATATTATTACCAATTGTCAATGGTTTTAATTTAGTTTGTTCATTTTGAAATAGATGTTCATAATCATCAATTTTAAACAAAATATTTTTATTTTTATAAAAAAAATCAGAATTATTTAAATAATCAATATCGTCAAAAACATTAATTTTAAACTCATTTTTTATACCCAAAAAAGAACCATAATATTCAACACCATGTGTAAATTTATATGTATTTTTTAATTGACTTGATAAAAATAAGAATAAACCATCAACATATGCTGAGTTATTTATATCAATAAATTTAGAATTGCAATCTTCTACACTTGAATTTAGCTTTGGTAAATTAAATAATTTAGTATTTGATATATCATATTTACCAATCATATATTTATATGGATCTAATAAAGGTGCCATTTTGAAGAAAATTGCTCTATCCTTTACTTTATTTGTCTCTATATTTTTTATTCTACACATAAAAAGATTATCATTATTTTCAATTTGTTCGTTAATATTTGAAATATACCATTTATTATTGAGATTAATACTATTATAATTATTGTCATTCAAATTAAAAAATCTAGTATAAATGGGTATATAGTTTTGCGCTTTCGAGAGAAAAAGAGATGTAGGTTCCTCAAAATTCTTAAAAAGCTCAATGTTTTTTCTTTTCTGATAATTGATTGTTATCATCTTTAGTGAATTTAAATATAAATTTAATGTGTTTTTAACTTATTATTTAGTTAATTAATAAATGTTTCTAAAACATAAGAATTTTTCATAATAGTATTCGTTTGATTTAGGAAAAAACAAATTAATTTAATAGCGTTTAAAATCAATTATATTTTTTTTTTAAATATTATAGATATGAGTCTAGAGCTTAAAAAATTTGATATGAAAAGCATCCAATTCAAAGCTAATGAAAATAAAGGTCCTGTTATTGTATTAATAGGAAGGCGTGATACTGGTAAGTCCTTTTTAGTTCGTGATTTATTATATTATCAACAAGATATTCCTATTGGTACTGTAATATCAGGAACAGAAGAAGGTAATGGTTTCTATGGTAAAATGGTGCCAAAATTATTTATACATAACGAATATAATTCTGCTATTATTGAAAATATCTTAAAACGTCAGCGAACAGTATTAAAACAAGTTAAAAAAGAGATGGAAGCTTATAAGCGTTCAACAATTGACCCAAGAGCATTCGTTATATTGGACGATTGTTTGTATGATAATACATGGTCACGTGATAAGTTAATGCGATTACTTTTTATGAATGGTGAAATGTTTGCCTAAGTCATTCCAAAAGAATGGCTAGTTTAATGCTTATGTAGCATTGAGCAACACGTTCAAATTGCGGAGACATCTTAATAAGTCTATACTACTAAATTATTATAGAAATATAATAATGGCTTATGCTAATTACATAAGGTATAGTAAAAAGGTATAGAATAGAGACAACCCGCAGCTAAGCATCTAAGTCCGCTATTAGGTAAGGATATGATGAAAGTTCAACGACTAAATGTTCGTGGGATTGAGAAGACTAACCATCTTCAATGATATCTTAAGATATAGTCTAAACCCATTCGAGAGAATGCTATACCCATTTAAAAAGTATAGGTTTTGTGATTTTAGAAGGAAATGTCTAAATGAAAATGGTATAATTGAGACATTGGAAAGTAATGTTAGTCATTACTATGCAATATCCACTCGGAATTCCGCCTACACTGAGAACAAATATAGATTATGTGTTTATTCTTAGAGAGAATTATATAGCAAATAGAAAAAGAATATATGATAATTATGCTGGCATGTTTCCAACATTCGAATCATTTTGTCAAGTTATGGACCAATGTACTGAAAATTACGAATGTCTTGTTATTAATAACAACTCTAAGTCAAATAAATTACAAGATCAAGTTTTTTGGTATAAAGCTGATGATCATAATGATTTCCATCTGGGTTCAAAGGAATTTTGGGAATTATCTAAAGGTATCACTGAAGAAGACCAAGAAGAACAATATGACCCAGCTAAAAGCAAAAAGAGGGGAGCTGGTCCTAAGATTAGTGTTAAAAAAAGCAGTAAATGGTAAATTAAATAATCCTTAAGGGATTCAACAATCATCAAAAGAAATAGTAATTGGATATTTAATTAAAAAGTAATTTCTCCAATTTGTATTTGGATTATTTAATTCACACCAATCAAATAAAAATTTACCTGATGAAATCTTTAAAGGAAAAGGTTGCCATAAATTATATTTGAATCTTAATAAAAGATTCATTACACCCATTTCATTTGTTCTACATAAAGTATAAGTATTCATTGCTTCTATCATTTGATTTTTATCACATAATCTTAAAATATTGGTGTCATAAATCCAAATACAATTTAAAAAATAATTCTCATTTAAGATATTCTCTCCAAAATCTGTTTTTACTTTTTCTATGATATCTGGATTATCGTAACTTAATTGACATTTAAATAAATTATAGTCATTATACTTTCCATCTTTTGGCGCAAGTATTTTATTTTTATAATCTAATTCTAATAAATATTTAACATCATCTAAAATACGTAATCCAGCATCTAAAAATACTACACGATTCCACTTCATAAAATAATTATCAAATACATGTAATTTTTCCCATTGATTTAATTTTGTAATTTCTCTCTTATCTGAATTTGAGAAACCATTATTTCCAATCTTATTCAAAAGTATTGATTTATCGATTTGATTAAATTTAACTTCACTTATATTATAAAAATCCTTGAAATTATCATTTAAATTGAAATCAATAGTTATAAGAACTATATCTTTTTGCCAATTTCCCTTAGTTCTTAAATCAATAATAGTACGTTTAGCCTTTTTAAAATAATTAAAATCAGTTACGATAACAAATATTGTATCTTGTTTTATATCATTTATTTCATTATTATTTAATTCTTTTATATTTTGTTTTACTATATTATAATAAAATTTATTAGCTTCTTCAGTCATAATACGATGTATCGTTATAGCATTATTTAATTCATGTTCATTTTTATGTGGTTCTATTAGAAAATTTTTATTATCAATTTGTATAATATTATATTTATTTTTTAGTTCATTAATCCATAAACCAATACATAAATCATCACACCAATGTTTATATGAATTATTTATTCCATTTTCTTTAACATAATTGTATAAAATTTTATATAATCCATTGGATATGGCATAACCGGCTCCACCAGACATATATAGACAAAAATCTTTTTTAATATGTTCTAATTCATTACCAATATAATAAAAATCATCTTTGTTATAATTTGTTAATAACGTTTTAAGTCTATCGATAAAAATAAATGTATCATCATCTACAAAAATATACCAATCATATTCAAGAATATTACTCATATTATAAAAAAAATGTATGTATTTCCATGTAATATTTTTTTCATCATCCATACAATTCCAACCAAAATGTCTCTTTTCAATATTAGATTTTGATGTTAAATAAAAAATATCATTTAGATTAACATCATTAAAGAAAGTTTCCATTTGATATTTTACACGTGTATCTAAATATTTATAACAAGTAGAAATAATATAACAAATTTTCATAATTGTAATATTATTTAATTTTTAAATACTAATTAATTAACTTTATTTTTTAGCAAATGGTCCAGATTTTAATTGACTTTGACCATAATCTGACTTTCCAACAACAATATTTTCACCTTCAAATAATTCCTTACAAATATCAGCAGTTGAAATATTTTCTTGTTCACCCAATGCGAACTCTTTAGTACTAGCACTATTAATACCAACTAAGTTACCATTTTCATCAATAGTTTGAGATAAAGTATTACCTGATTTTTCAGCATTTTTAATATTTTCTTCGATAGCCTTTTGTTTTGTTTCTTTAACACGCTGTTCAAAAGCAGTCTTTGCA